GGGCTGCAACCGTTGGCGCGTGCGTTTTTCTTCTCGGCTACAGCGTGGCACAATCAGCTTATGCAGCAATCGGCGCTTTTCTATCTATGGCCCTTATTGCACATGGCAAATACTATACAGTACAAAACATTCAGCAGGCTGCAATGATGGGCCTCATCGGTGGCGCTCGTATGATGGCAACGACGCTGCCTTTAGCATCTGTAGTGTCTTTGCATGATGATTATGTAAACATAAACATAAAGCTGTTTTGTTTCACGGCAACAGCGCTTAATGTCGTTTTGACCCCATTGGCTTACTTTACGGGAACGCGCATTTCTGATAAGTTAAAGGTAGATAGTATGTGGTTTGCGGAACCATTCGCAGGTGCCGCTTATGGCATATGCTTAATCGTGACGGCGAGGGCATAAATGGAACCAGTGGCAACAGCGGGGCTCATCCAAAAAATCAGCGAGGCAGGCGTTCTAGCGGCATTTATGATGCTCGTTATTATCGGATTATCCTATGCGCTGCGAATGCTTTGGTCGCGCTTAAACGAATACACAGACAAGCACATTCAAGCCAGTGAAAAAACTGCTGAGGCCATGAACGGATTGACAAATGTCATCGAAAGGGTAATCAGCAAATGAAAATCATGGAAGTTTTTATGTGCAAGCAGAATCGGCACAAGTCGTCTGACAAGCTAGATATAGCATTTGAGCGCTTGCAAAAAGCCATACACGATTTCCTAGATATGCCAGCAAAGACAAAAAGCACTTATGCAGATTCGACCATATTGGTTTTGCCAGTTAAGCAAGCCAAGAGGTAGCCGATGAGCAAGCGCCATATCCGATTGCGTCTTTACAAAGATCAATTCGGGTTTTGTGCCTACTGCTTCAACAAAATGACCATGCGTCTTGACATGCCAAACACTTGCACTATTGACCATGTCGTGGCACGATCAGATGGCGGTGCCAGCGCTTACTTTAACTATGTCGGCTCATGCTCAGACTGCAATCAAGAAAAGGGGAGACAAAGCCTTGTCCAATTCATACTCAATAAGCCAAAAAGGGCTAGACGCTATAAAGACGTTCGAGGGATTGCGGCTTGATGCTTACCTGTGCCCTGCTGGCGTGTGGACGATTGGCTACGGTACGACGCGAGGTGTGATGAAGGGCGATCGCATAACGAAAGAGCAAGCCGAGAAGCTGCTCATAGAAGACGTTCGCCAGTTTGAGGCCGCCATCAACAAGCTGGTTAAAGTGCCTCTCGCACAAGGCCAGTTTGATGCGCTTGTCGTTTTCTGCTATAATGTTGGAATAGGTGCTTTTGAACGCAGCACGCTTTTATCAGTCCTGAACATGGGCCGATATGCTGACGTTCCCGCGCAGCTTATGCGATGGACGAAGGTTAAGGGCAAAGAGCTTACTGGTCTTGTAAACCGTCGCAATGCCGAGGTTTTACTTTGGAACTCATAACCGCATTGCGCACAGCGTGGGCCTACAGGCGCGGAATCTGTCTGGCGGTGCTGCTCGTGCTGCTGGCCCATTACTACGCTGTAGCCGTATCCCGTGGAGGCAAAATCGATGAACTACAAGCGCAGATCAATCTCAGAGATCAGCTATCCGCTCATTATCAGGCTCGCGCGGACGACGCGGCTAAGACACTGGCAGATTATCGCGCGGCTGCTCGCAAGGCACGCACGCGAGTTACAGGCACGAAAGAGCAAGATCAGGAGCATATCCCTGAGCTTATTCGCCGTTCTATTGATGCAGGGTTGCGCTAGTGAGCCCTCGGTGGTGGCCTATACTGTGCCGCAAGCGCTGCGTGAGTGCGCTGCCGAGCCTACGGTGCCACAAGAAGGATATGGCGCAATCGCTGCTGCACAATACATTTACGATTTGCGCGCGGCGGGGCGTGATTGCCGTGAGGTTGTTCGTGCCGTGAGCGGGCTGCCGTAAACCATTTTCGCGGCCTCACGAATATGGTTTTATTCTGCATTTACTATGCAATAAATAAACTCCCCCATTACTTTATCGTTATAATTCATATTGTTATCATATTTTACTATGCAATTTCCCCCGTATTTATTATGCATTTACTATGCAAAGAGAAAGCCCCCAGACTATTAATCTGAGGGCTTTCTGTCTCTCCAGCTGTCACGCCTAGATTTTCAGCGGCGTTCCCTTCCTCTGGTCTATGTGGCTGGTCTCGAACCAACGGACTGTGCGCCCCAAACGCACCGCTCTACCAAATGAGCTACACATAGATAACTTGGCGGGAGCGCATTTCCTATATGCTATTTTCAACGGAGTCGAACCGTTTCTCTCCCTGTCTCTGGTGGGGTGGGCCAGATTTTAACTGGCTATTGGATTACCGCTGATTGCTGCATCGGTTCCAACTTGCCCGCAGCAATTCAGCCATGCGTGTCTGTATCCACGCCGCCACCCCAAAAACTACGAGAGTTCCGATAGCACCCATCGTCACTCACAACCGTTGGCGACTTTAGTCACGTTTGCCTCTGGCTGGCTAGTCAGGACTCGAACCTGAAACCGCGCGATTAACAGTCGCGAGCTCTACCGATTGAGCTACTAACCAAAACTATGGCGGGGTGGGCCAGATTGGTTACTGACTCGATGCTGCCAAACAAGCGTCAATCGACATCGCGGATGCTCTCCCCTACGGGCATACTTGCCAGCCGCCACCCCAAAACTCACAACAAAAATCTCACTAAACCATCGTCATGTCAACAGCATTTTTTCCGAAATACGATCTTTTATCCATGTCTAAAAAATGACGCTTGATAAAGTACTTAATCTTATTTGGATTCCTTCCAATAACATCAATCTTAGAATTAAACCAGTCAGGGTCTACATCTATCATATCAAGTATATAAACAAGCTGACGATGCTGCCAGCTATCTCGCTCAAAAAAAGCGTTCTCTGCAAAGTGCTTATCTTGCAAGAGGTCTCCTTGAGGCTTCTTGTAACATAACGCAACAGATAAGCTATAAAACCACGCTTTCCATAGGCCTTTATAACACTCTATGCTGTCTTCGCATCTTAAAGAAACGCCGCGCATTTCTTCAACCGCTGAAATATCTTCTTCTGTCCATTTTATCTTATTATATTTCACAGTCATTTTTTACATTCCTATTCTGGCCAAGCACCAATTATGTCGTGTGTAGGGTGCGGCTTCGGCTCGTAAAATCTCAAATGAGACCCATCAAAAAAACCATACTCAGTCCAATGAACCTTGCTTCCTTCTATAATGTAGCCTTCTATTTTATGCGTTCCGTGATCATGTATAGCGATTTTAGTGACTATAGCTTTTCGGCCATCTCGTAGTAGGTATTCGCCAGTCTTCGTTATTCTAAAAGCCATTATGTCTCACCCTTCTCATCTGTATCACTACAAGTTTCAGCACATTCAAGACTATTTCTTATAGCTTTTATACAGTCTGAATACGTCTTTCCATGTACATAGATGGTAGATGTTTTTACAGTGCATAAAAACATATCCATACCAGTATAAAATTGACGATCTAGTCCTACATGTACTGTAGTGGATTTATTATGTTCATGTTCAAGAATCCATTTGATCGCATCCATGTCATCTTGTGAAACTGTGTAGTTCATTGCTCACCCTCCATATACCCACAGGTATCCGTCTTAAAATCATCCATGCTAACGCTACGATACGGCGGCAATGCTGCAAGTGTCTCTGGCCGCATGTAGCGCTTGCATTTGTCATTAATGCACTCGTCTTGGCAACAGAATGTCTGGTCAAAAGATTGGCGCATCACTCACCTTCCTTTACTTCTACAGTAGCAGCTTCACTTATAGATAAAATATCACCGTACTCATTCAAAATTGTTACTCGCGCGTGCTTATGACAGACAGTGTTGGGCAAGCTAGACCAACGTGCACATGGCCACAAACCACGCATGTGTCCTTATGCGGCGGAGGCGGCATTGGCATCCAGAGTGTTGGTTTCCACCAGTCCCTTTCGTCTAAGGAATCGCTATCATTATCAAAAGAACGCCCATTCCAATAACATGCATCTCCAACCCATGGCTCTTTTGATATTGGATGATTCCCAACATCAGTGGCAAAAATATACGTCCCATCCTTGGGGGCCGTCTCAATGGGCTGCCACTGTTGCTGCTTCACCTGATCTTCCAGCTTATAGATATGAGCGCGGAGTGTACTAACGTAGCCTCTTAGATTATTGGCGCTGAAGGATATGAACGAGTGGTTTTCAGGGGGCGGCGTTATATAATAAAAAGCCTCTTCCACCTCATCCGACGACAGCGCAGCTAGCTCGGCGCGGGTGTTCCATGCACTTAATGCCTCTTCTGGAGTTCTCCTAACATATCCATTAGTCGCTTGGCACTTAGCGTTGCTACACTCAACAAAGTTTTCTTCGCCTTCTATATAGTTAGGGTAAAACTCAGGTTCACCACCACAAAACGGGCACGGCTTAAGCTCTGGTTTGTTGGTCATAATTCACCTGCGTATTTCTTGGCTAGGTCTTTTATAATACCTTTGAGCATAATCTGGTCTGACGGGTGTAGGCATGATGCCTCGGCTATACGCATCGCCTCCTTTTCTAGAGCTTCCTCATTCATACGTTTAGGCATTTTCTTCTCAATCTCTGCGGCTGCGGCCTGTAGTTCTGTTGTCATTGTCTTGCTCCTAGTGGTGCCCCTGTCAGGACTTGAACCTGCATCTAACCGTTATGAGCGGCCCGCTCTAACCATTTGAGCTACAAGGGCGTTAATAAAATGCCGTCTTTACTCCCCTAGCAGCGGCTCTAGGTTTTCGCGAGCGCATAAAAGGCACCACGCGCGGAACTTGGTGGGGTGGGCCAGATTTTAACTGGCTATTGGATTACCGCTGATTGCTGCATCGGTTCCAACTTGCCCGCAGCAATTCAGCCATGCGTGTCTGTATCCACGCCGCCACCCCAAAAACATTACATCGTCATAATCTCACGTCTAAAAAATCTGTCAACAGCTATTTCTGCTTTACGCAAAAAATCTTAATGCCTTTAGCCGTGCGCCGATAGTCAAACAATGCCCCACTTGCTCGGCAGTACGAGCGCAGTGCCGTCTTAACCTGACGCGGTGTTGCAAGCCCCCAGTGAATTGTGATATAACTTGCATCACGCATCTTTTTAAACGGCCAGTCGCATGGGCTGACCTCTTTAATTAGCTTTGAGTTTGTCGAGCGATAAACCTCGCTCGACTCCTCTGGCACCTGCTTAAAATTAAACTCTTTAAGTTTTAGCTTGTGCCCGTTAATTGTAGTTTCAATCAATTAAACCTCCATGCCCAAGGCTGACTTGTATGTGTCGAGCAATAAGTCTTGCTCGGCGCGATCTGATGGATTGAGCTTGCGCAGGCGTATAATCATGCGGATAATCTTAGGGTCAAAACCGTTTCCTTTGGCCTCTGCATAGATTTCCTTAATGTCCGCGGCCAGACCTTTGCGTTCTTCCTCAAGACGCTCAATGCGCTCGATGATCGACTTCAACTGGCTCGCTGTCATTGGTTGTTGTGTCATTTTTTATTCTCCTTGGTTGTTTGGTATTTTCTTGCATCAATAGTCCCATGATGATGCTGTTGGTGGTGTATTGCACATAACCAAATTACATCTAACGGTTTAGAATAGTCTTCATGATGGCCATGGATCATGTGAGTTGCCCCACATACAATGCATGGAGTTTTAATAATTCGACCGTCCCTAACAGCATTATTAACTATGATGCTGGCATTTTTTTTATGAGGGTTTTTATTCCCCCACTCCTTTGTGCGGGCGTATACTTTTTCCCTCCTTTCTTTATTATTTCTCCATCTACTCTTGTCATACTCCCTTGCGTTTTGGCTATTGATGCGGTCAAGTCTAACGTCATTCTTGGCGCATTCTTTGCACTTATTTAAGTGACCATCTTCCATTCGATTGTGTTTATAAAACATATCTAAATGCTTCATTTCTCCACATTTAAAACACCGTTTCATTTCTAAGCTCCTATAAGTCGGTTAGCCTTATAAGGGCTTAATTAAAAGGAATACTATCATCGAACCCATCATTCACTTGAATAGGCTTCTGCGCTTCTGTTGCGCGCTTAAAAGCCTCGTCGCCGTGGACTGGCTTGCTATTTTCCTTTGGGTCGAACATACTTACCATCACACGGTCACGGCCTGCCTCGCGCTGGATTGCTGCAAGATTAATCATCGGGTCAAGCAAGATATATTGACCGCCGTCATTGGTTGACATTAAAGCACCAATGGTTAGCCAGCGCTTTTTTGTCCCACCGTCCTTTTCGTATGTGCCAGCAACCACACACAGGTCTTTCAGTTTTGCCATTATTCAGCTTCCTTCTCTTCTTCGTTAATAATAACAGGCTCGGCATCCGCTGCTTTTGCCACCTTCTGCCATTCACTATGGTATGGCCTGACGGTCTCTTTGATCTCTGGTGATAATGTTGCAAGCCAAGCCTTATATGCTTCAACGCCTGCCATTGCAGCCGCTTCACCAGCGGCTTTGGTCTCTGCGCTGATCTTTGGCGGCGCTGATACGGCGAGCGGCTTGACTGTATACGGGGCGCGTTTTGCTTTTGAGGCTGTCAGAACCATCGTCAGCGGTGCCTTCATGTCTGACATATGGCTTATGCGAATCCCGCCGACCTTCATACCTCCAAACACAACCTCGTCGTCGCGGATAAGTGTCATGCTTTTGCCTACATACTCTTTCGCATCCTTGCCCCACACAATCACCATGACGCGGCGCATAGATAGGCATGGCTTATAAGGCTTACCATTATCGCCGTCAAAAAACACAGCAACAGGTTGGTCAGCAGCACCAGTCTTTCTCACGTTTGTGATGGTTATTGTTTTTGATGTGCCGATAAGATCATCCGCGTTTAACTGGTCTGATTTAGGCTTAATCGTCTCTGTCATGTCAATCATTTTCAATCCTCCTAGATAAACATTTCGCCACGTTCAACACGCTCTGTCGGGCACCACTTGATTGCGCCAGATTTAAGCGCATCCTCATATTCTGACCACCGTTCTTGCAGCCGCGCTTCAAAAGCGCTGGCAGCATCTACAATGGCTTGCTGAATAACCTCGTCAGCGTGCAGCCTGATAACAGCCATTGGAAGCCCGCCGCTGTATGAAACATAATCATTCCAAGCTCGGCCCGTAACCAGCAATTCGGTATGCATTTGTGCGAGATGCTCTTCTGGGATTTGGCGCGTGCAAATGGTCTCAATCTGATATTTCTGAATGCGCGACTTGCACTCAATCATGCCATCGTCACCAACAAGGCCATCAGGTGAGCATCCGATAACAAAGCCCCATTTGTCGTTTGTCACGAAACCGCAGTCAGTGATCTCGCCAAAGTGTTCGTTATAGGCAGTCTTTGCAAACAGCTCATCCTCATGCCCGCGCAACATAGCCTCACCGATGTATTTAGGCTCGACATATCTGCTAATGCGCTGTGCCAAAAGCTCAAACAGGTGGGTGCGCTCTTTGTCATTCTTCGCTGGCTTGAATGTTGGTGTGACAATCAGCTTCATCTCGCTTGCTGTGATCAAGCCGCATCTTGCCGCGTGCCATTCGTCGCTGCCCTGCACAAGATCGTCGTAGTATTTGATCACGATTAAACCTCCCCGCGTGCGAGTTTTAGGGCTTTAATAAGTTTATCTTCTGCGGCGATTTGATCTTCTTGATCACGTCTTGCAGCGCTGCCGTCGCAGCCAATTGGCTTAAATCTAAAGGCTGGTCTCACTTTTAAATACTCAGACGCCGCCTCAACCAGCGCATCATGTGCATTGCAGGCTCGGACGATGAAGGCGGCTGTTCCATTGGAAAAAGTTTTAGCTAAAACAACATCATCTGTATGATCAATTCTAGCTAAAATATGTGTTCCAAATGATTTCCAAGGTGTCGGTGTGTGTGTCATTTTTTCCTCTTTCTGGCCGCAGCCGTTTGGTTATGATTTGACTATAGCTGCATCATAAAATTATGCAAGAGATTTTTTGCATTAGGCAAAAATAATTTATACCTTGACGCTCATCATCCCATGCCATAATCTAGCCAGAGACCAGAGCTTCGAGGTATGTCCAAGGTTAACGCCTAAAAACTCGGAAGCGTCTGCCTCTTGACGCGGTTTAACTCTGGTCGATCATGCTACTTTATAAATGCACATTGCCTTTCCCACCAAGCGTCAATGCTCTATTCGGCGTATGTTGTTGCATAATATTTTATTTTATGTTATCATGTTAATTATGAAAAAGCTACCTTCTTATTCTTTGAGTTCAAAAAAGGAAAAAAAGCCAAATCTATCATCAAAATATGTAGAAATGGTTAGACTTTATAAAATTCATCATAGCTGCACAGAAGTCGCAAAAATAATGGGAGAAAACAAGGCTTCTGTTCATAGGATAATGAAATCCTATGGTTATTTGTGTAATGGTAATGGAGAAAAATGGTCAATAGAAGAATTATCAGAATTAAAAAAATTATATAAAGATGGTTTTAACCGTGGAGATGGAAAACTAGATGAATTTTGCAGAAAACACAAACGAACAAAAACATGTGTTTGTGGAAAAGCTAAAAAATTAGGACTTTCTACTAACTATCATAGGAGATTAGATGAAAAATTATCTGAATCTCTTAGAAATAATATTATTGAGTGGCATAAAAATAATGAACATCCGAAGGGTATGCTTGGAAAGCACCATACAGATAAGACAAAGGAAAGATTAAGAGAAACAACATGTAATCACAGAAACTCATTAACAGAAGATCAGAAATGGGATATAACTATGAAATCTATTAAAACAAAAATAGAAAAGTATGGAACTTCAGGAAACAAATTCAGAAAAGGATTAACTTGGAAATCAGAATGGAGAGAAATAGGAGGAATAAAAAAATATTATAGGAGCAGATGGGAGGCAAATTACGCAAGATATTTAGAATGGTTGTTAATTAAAGGTGAAATAAAAAAATGGGAGCATGAGCCTGAAACTTTTTGGTTCAATGGTATTAAACGTGGATGTGTTAGTTATTTGCCTGATTTTAGAGTAACAGAAAATAACGGAAATATATCTTATCACGAGGTTAAGGGATGGATGGATGATAAAAGCATAACAAAACTCAAAAGAATGAAGAAATATTACCCAAATGTAAAATTAATTTTAATAGATAAAAAAGTTTATTTATCTATAGAAAAAACAATGTCATCAGTTATAAACGGATGGGAAAAATAATCAGCGGCGGAATTGACAAACAAAATCCTAGGGTTGGAATTGAGGTTTTTAAGGCCTAGTCCACACGCTGCCGTCAGCGTGCCGTGTAACTCCATTGTCATGCCCAAGCTCGTGAGCGATTAGCAGGTGAAGCGGGTATTCGTCATCTGGCCGCACCATGATCAGCGGTGATGGGCCATCGCACAGGCAGACACCGTGCTTATCTTCAAGCGTCTCTAACTCATCAACTGTTTCGACCTTATTTGTCCCGCGATAGCGGATGACCCTAATGTTCTTTCTTGCCAATGGCTCAAACTGATCGAGCCGATTGGCTGCTGCTGCTGCGCCAAAGTTAGTTATGTAGTAGCCATCACTGTCTGGTGTGATCAGCTTTTCATCAACCAGCCAGTTCATAAGTTCTTTTTCAGCAGCGGGGAGTGGCCGTTGTAGCAAGTGCGCTATGGTCGTAAGGTCGAGCTGGGTTGCAATTTGCGTTGGTGTCAGCAGCTTTGATGCTCTAAGCTCTTCCCACTTGGGCGCACGGCTGTTGAGCATAAGCTGGCCGACCTCATGTCGCGATGCCTTGCGAGTGGTCGCACCAGAACGTATCCATGTTTCTTCTATCGATTTTCCGCGTCTGTGAACGGGTTTATTCACATGCTCAGGAATATAAACAATCAGGAGTGGCACCCCCTCAAGCTCAATTACCGTGTGGTCTAAAACTAGAGGTGGTTCGATTGCTTCTCGCCCTAAATTGGTGAGAGTCGTGATTATTTCAGCTATCTGTTGTTCGCTAATGCCAATTAACCCACAATTGGTATTAGCTATGCCGAAGACAAGATAGCCACCATTCGGATAATTGGAGTATGCAATCAGATGTTCGATTAGGCGCTCTTTGTTGCTGGAAAGATCGCTCTTCCAGTCTAGCTCGTTTATTTCATGGGGCACGGGTTTTCGGCAGCTCTCCAAGTACCCTAAGGCTTTGCTTACCCAGTGTTTTTCGGGGCGAGTTGGCTCTGGCATGTTATAGCAACCCATTGAATTTATTAGTTATATTATCATATTCCGTTTTCGGATGTGATAAGACTGCATTGGTTAACGTTGGGTAATAATCTAGAATTTTCATGCTGACAGCTCCTTGATCATGGTCAGGATACGGTCGGTCACGCCTTTCAGCTCGGCATCGATCTCGGCCAGTTCGCGCGGGGGCTTGAAGACGTAGAAGTGGCGGTTGAACGGGATTTCGTAGCCGACCTTGGTCTTCTCGGGGTCAATCCATGCGTCGGGAACATGGGGAAGCACCTCGCGCTTGAAGTAGGTCTCGACCTCTTCACTGAGCGGCACATTCTCGGTATCGCGCAGGGAGGCGTCAGGCTGTGCCTTGCCCCTGAGCTTGCCGCGCTCGCCCAGAACCAGCTTGCCCTTTTCATCCTTGAGCGGGCGCTCGACCGTGATGGTGCGGTACGATAGCCACGCGCACGTCGCGTTTTGTGATGAACGTCGGCCAGCACGCGCCATCTGCCGTGCACCCTTGAAAAATAAATGTGCCTGCGAGGATTGTTTTAACCAGCATCACTCACCCGCCTTTCCGTCTGTCTGCGCGAGGGCTCTAGCCGCTGTTGATATAGCCGACCAGAGCAATGACAGATTATATTTTTCAGGAGCAAGAACACAGTTTTCAGGCACGCTGTTATTTTCTGCATCATAAGGAATAGCATCACTAATCCATGCCAGAGCCGCCCGCAGCCGCTTGCTCTCCACTTCCAGCGCGGCGATGTGGGCGCGGATGAGTTTAGCGTGTGTCAATAAATCGCGCTCAAATGCGCCACCAAGACACCGACCAATGCACTCTATTGTGCCTATATCTTTTTCAACATCCGACGACGGGGATACTTCGCTTGTCATTACTTATTCTCCTTTATGAGATAAATTAATTTTTACTAGCGCATCATCAAGGGTGTTCTCGTCTGTTTTTAACCTTGTCATCTTCTAACTCCCATTCTTGTTGCCTTAACCAGCATTGCGTCATACACCACGCGCACTTTCTCGCTCGCTTCCCGTGGGCGGTTCTGGCGCAATAGCTCCATGCACTCTGTCAGCGTATTGCGGGATGCTGTCTCGAAGTGATCCTGCGGGTGCTTGAGTAGATGCACCGTGTACTTGATATTGTTGAAGGCATCACGCGGCCGAAGCGGCGTCTCTCTCAGTGCTTCCAGTGCGTCATAGACATGTTTGAGTGTTTTGGCGATTAGTTGGGTCATTTAATAAATCCTACTTTTTTTATGTTTGTTCCGAAAAGTGTAAAGCTATTTGAGTCAATAGCTGGCTTCCAATTCTTCTCAAACAACTTATTAATTTCATGAGACAATATGTCGTAAGAAGTTGAGCTGAGTTTTATTTCGTTAGGATACGCGCCCGTTAATTCGCTCATATCATTTACGAAACGTCTTATGATTTCCAGAGCGTCTGGTTTTTCTTGTTGGGTCATTCCTCAATCTCCAATAAAACATCTAAGCGTGAGCCAAGCTCATCACGGGCGGCGAGGTCTTTTAGGTTCATAGCCCTTCTCCTTCTTCGACTTCAAACTCGATGCGCTTGCAGGCAATGTGACTATCCTGCTTATATGCCTCTGCATCGTCTTTGCTGTCGTAAGTAGTAAAATCTCCGTCTGGATAAACATTTATCCAAACCTCAACCTTGATCTTCTTAGGCGCGGGGCTCACGAGGTCATCAGGGCTTAGCCGATGCCCCCATTTTGTACCCTGCCTCGTTACAGTTATCGACTGTTCTTCTCCATCTGAGTACTTAATGCAGACGACAAATGGAAAAAGTTTTTCATTTCCTGATAGCTCATAAATGACGGTGGCCAGATCACCGCCACGCGTCTTGTACTCTTTGCCTACTTCGATTTTCATTTCACACCTCCAAGGTCTTGACCATCAACAGTGATCTCATAGTAAAAATCCATGCCATCATACGGGCCGCAGTTTTCCTCATCGACGACTTCAAACCCAATAGAGCGACGAATGAAAACACATTCTGTGCCGTCATCGTTGCACAGATCAGGGTCTGAAAAATCTGCTGTCCACGACATGCCATCCCATTGTTTGTTATTTTCAATAGCGCACTGTTCAGCGTAATTTTTTAGAGATGCGACGACATCCGCCCACTTCTCTAAGCCATCGTCAAAAACATGTCCTTCATGATCTTTAATCGTCCATGTAGGCTCTGGAGCATAAGCGTTATCAATTGATACTGCCTTGATCTGGCCCCAGCTAAGAGGCAGGCAATCAATCGTCGGTTTGCGTTGTTCGGTCATGGTTTTGATCTCCTAAGCTAAGATGATGAGGCCAAGATACAGGCACAGGAAAGCGGCGAAACCTACCAGGGACATTGACGCAATCAGGCAAAAAGCAAACACTGGCAGAAGTTTATGTACTGGAAGAATCATTTTAACCACCTCTTGATGTTAGGCATTGTCTCAAGGTTTTCAGCGATCAGCTTAATCTGCTGGTCAGCTTCACACGTCTGAGTCACTGCTGGCACTGGCAATGCTGCGACCGCGTCATTGTGGTTATAAGACACCGTGTAAGCCACAGCTTGACCCAACATAAAGACCGTTAAGAGTTTAAGCATCAAGACCTCCTAAAAAGTTAAACTTTAATTCCGACAAAGTGCATATGAAGTCCGCGAGAAACGCGGCTGCCAGTCGCCATAGCCAGCAGTTTGTCAAACTCGCGCACAGCCGCACGCTTTGCTGAAACACTTCGGAATCCACCTTTCCCATTGCCGCGATCAAACATCAAATGCGCTATAAGCGTTTTTTCAGTCGCTTCTTCCCGCAGCACCTTCCCTGCAACAAGCCCTTCGATCATTTCGTTAAGGCCGTTTTCGTAAGCTGTGAATGTGATTGACATTTCTATTTCTCCTTCTTCGTTGTCCGTGATCTAAAGCTAGACCGTCTCTCGCTCACTGTCAATATCTTTTTTTGCTTTAGGCAAAATTATTTTATTGGCATTACCTATTAACATAAGTAAATATCGTGGTGTTTACGTTCGTTCCGCTCTCGCTAAAAGAACCTATTGGCAAATCATCCCAGCGCCCATTAAGATCGTCAAGCAAGCCATGATCTAGCTTTGCTGTTATCGGCAAGATAGCCGTCAAAACGCCATCTTTTTTTAGAAACTTAATCGCGTGGCGAATGTGCTTCTCGTAGTGCTTCCCATAAAATGGCGGGTTCATAATCACATGATCAAATCTAGGCTCAGGCACAGTTTCTAAGAAATTTCCAACAAGCACGTTATGGCCTTTTTGCTTTGCTTCCAATGCGCGAGATGGGTCAATTTCGATTCCCCATAGCTTTGCTGTCCTTTGATGAGCTCTAACGCCATCAAGAATACGCCCACAACCGCAAGAAGGCTCTAAAACTAAAGCACCTTCATCAATATACAAATTTGCCAAAATGCGCTCTACTACATCTTTTGGCGTTGGGTAGTATTGCAAATCCTTAGAAACCGCTGTTGAAGTTTGACGCTGTGTCGGTTTATCGTCCGCGCAATCTGCCAGAACATCTCCATAAAACTCTGATAGCGCCGCGTTTATGTCCTTAAGCGTCTGCTTATCAAAAAACAAATGACCGTTACCATTCCCGAACAATTTAAGCCAAACGCCACGGCTTTCGCGCAAAGCATCGCCGTTTTTCTCAATATCTGACAATTCACTCCACTCAACGGCTGGCTTGCCTTGATATGCAGCCAAAGCGTTCAAAATGTCTCTTATCTTTTCGCGGCCCATGCTTGAGTAGCAGTTAAAGCCCGACAAAATAACGCGCTTTGGTAAGCCTGCCACGCCAATTTTAACCTTGTCGTGAGATTTATATGATTGATCAAGACCGCAAAAAACCTCTGCCAGCCCGCGCAAAATGTTACCGCGAGGGTCAAGAATAAAGCTGCCAAATGTCGCCTTAATGTTTTCTATATTAAACTCTACAGCTTGAGACAGGCTCTGCTCAAATCTGCGCTTATCGTTAGCGCTCATAAGCGTTTTAAGGCTTAGTTTTTCATACAATGCCAGCCAAGCTGAAGTTGTCAAAGCGTTTTTAAGGTTGTGAATATACGCGCGGCCTACATCAATATTCTCACGGCCAAACTGGCCCATAATCGTGACGGCAGATTTTAGACGATCTCCAGCAGCTTCAAACAAAGCAAGCTCTTCTTCAAGCGCAGCTGACTTGTAATTGTATTCGTTAATTGCCTCAGAAAGCCTTGCCCGTAGTGCAATTTCGTTTGACATTTTAATAACTCCAAGTGTTTGTTAATGGTTTTTGAACGCTACGCTATGTATCTTTTTTAGTCAATATTGTTTTTGCTTTGTGCAAAATTATTTTATCTAAAAATCACCCTTGCACCAGCCGCGAAAAGTGCTAATCTAACCGTGGCCGCTGGTGACTGATCATCGCCCGCAAGCCCTGTCCTCTTCATTCGGGGGGCGGTCACATATACCCAGAAGAGGGGGGAATGAAAAATGAAAAGCAATTGGAAAAGAACGCCTGCATCTATTGATGCGGACGAAAATTTTTCACAAAAAATTAAATCTAGATTAAAGCCTAAGAAAATATTTATCCCATACAAAGATCAATTAAAATCTAAGGAATGGCAGGATAAGAGGGATAAAATCCTAGCCCGTGATGGATATAAATGCCAAGGAAAAAACTGTGACCATTTTTTAGATGGTGAAAATCCTCCTCTTTCTGTCCATCATATCTATTATGAGGATGGAAAGCATGCTTGGGAATATCCTGATTATGCATTAATATCTCTTTGCAATGAATGCCACTCAATAGAAACAGAGCTATCAGATCCAGATAATTTGAGGCTTAAACATGCTTTGGCTAAACGTAAGTTTCTTGCTCAGGATGTTATAGCATTATGCGAAATGATTGAGGATGGTTTTTTTGATGGTGTAAAAAATGGCTGACTTTCCTGCGATACCAATTTTCACAGATTCATATCTGGCCGACACTCTTCAGCTCACAATCCAAGAGCATGGAGCTTATTTGTTATTGCTTATGATGGCTTGGAGGTCGCCTGATTGCTCTATACCAGCAGATGATGCTTGGATTTGTAGAGCTTTGCGACTGCATGGTAACGCATGGTCAAAAATAAAGCCCTCTGTTCTGTCTTTTTGGACTGAAAAAAACGGGCGCTTATATCAGAAAAGATTGACAAAAGAGCGAGGATATGTCGAGGAAAGGTCGAAGAAAAATCGAAGTGCCGCAAAGAAAAGATGGGAGGATTTTGAAGGTAAGTCTTTGGAATCAAACGAAACACATGATGCAAACGCAATGCAAATGCAATGCCAAAACGATGCCCCCACACCCACACCCACACCCACACCCATATTAGATATATCTAACGATATATCTTCCCCTATATCCCCAAACCAAAACGAAGAGAAAAAAAATGAACGCTCAAAACCACGCAAACGGATTGACCCAAATTGGCGACCTGATGACAAAGGGGTTCAGCTCTGCATCGAAAATGGACTCGACCCAGACAAAGAAACAATCGAATTCGTCGAATACTGGACAGGATGCGGAAAGCCAATGGCAGACTGGCAATCAACGTTTAGAAACTTTATACGCAGATTCCGTGCGGGAAAAGTTCAAGGAAGTAACCCCTCTAAATCAAGACAGGGATACGGACATCCACCAGTTGGCCAATCGAGCTATGAACGCGGCATCTTGGCTTCTCTCAAATCCGCAAAAGATTATGAGGATGAATTCTAACTACGGAATGGTCTTTAACGAAAAAACTCAGGCTGATGAATGGGTACCAATCGCGCCTGTTCTATCATTTTCCAATGAGTTAATATCTGGCCAGATCAAAGATCGTTTGCCTAGTTTGCTGCGCCTTGCGTCGCAAACAGAGGTAATCTTTCATCTAAACCGTCTCATGCTTCATCGTCGTAAAGCAAGCCTTGGTGAAGCCACAATCCCTATGTTTATCTCTGATTTAGCTGGTGATCTTCGGCGTATGAAGATCACGTCTTTAGGCGCAGCTTTGCTTGTAGACCATCTTCGCACAAGCCCTAGAAACGAGTGGTTCCCGTCTTGGCCTGAAATTGAATCAGCTGCAACAGCCATTGAGCGCGGGATATCAAAACTAAGAAACGATCTTGAAAACAATCCAAAAGTTACGTCAGAAAACAAAAAAACTGAACAAATACAAAAACAAGATGAACCTGAAATGCCAGAATACACCATGAGCCAAGAATGTCTTGCAGCATGGCTTTCGATCTCAAAAGAACGAAGCTTGACCGACGAAGAGCTAGAATCTTGGAAGCGAGGAGAAATGCCTGATGTAACAGAAACCTTGACAAACATTAACCATTAACGCAAACTGCAACAGGAGATCAAACATGACACAAGCCAATCTCATCGCCGCTCAAATGTCCCGCCGACAACACGCGAGTCGGAATCCAGAAAAATGGCCTTAACGATGCCGCTGCCAGACTGCACAACGTAATCGTTATCGCTACGGAGGTAAGTAACCTCT